CGTTTTGGATCAAATATCAACTCGTTTTTGCCTAATTTGTAAGCATGAATTCGATCATCTGACAAGTCATAGTCATCTAAGTTCAGTTCGACAAAGTCTTTTATTGTACCGGTATGGCGAATCAATGTAACATAACCATGTATATCGGTAATTACTTGATACCTCATGCTTCATTATCTCCAACATAAATCGCATCACTTTCATTATCTCCAACATAAATAGCATCTGCTTCTACGTCGCCGACACTCATCGTGATCTTTTTTACTAATGTCAATACAGCTTGGCCGTTTCCACTTTGCTGGCCAATTTGGGAAACCACATCATATGTAACCCCATGGATACTAATTGAACTTACTCCATCAGTGTAATTTGAGCCACCGCCACCGCCGGATCTCGCTGACGCAGCACCGCCATTCCAGCCGCCGCCTCCGCCACCGCCAATGCGAATTTGTGACAACTGATTGTCGTAATGGCTTGGAGAATAACCGTATGACGAGCCCTGACCATAAGAACCGGTAGCACTATTACCTCCAGCACCACCGCCTGAAGCGTGAGCACCTGATTCACTACCAAAACCAGCTGAGCCATTCCAGCCGCCACCGCCACCACCAGCAACGAGTAAAACATTCGTTGTTGTAGTGTCCTTAAGCAAGTCACCTTCATTTAAAGCAATATGAGTCGCTCCTCCACCAGCACCAGCGCCAGCGACAACTCCTCTATAAGTATGCTCTTGAGTTTCAGAATCGTAAGATCCGGTTTCTTCCCAATAACCACCACCACCGCCATTATATCCGCCGCTAGTGGTATTCCAAGCATCTTCACCACCATTAGCTGAATACATATTTGCGCCTTTTGCGCCAACAACCACATATATGATTTCGTTTTTTTTTAGTTTTTTATAGCCGCAAACATAACCGCCTTTGCCACCTGCAGTTGATTGTTGCCCCCAATACCAGCCACCTGCGCCACCTTGGCCTCCCCAACATTCTAATTTATAATATCCAGAAGTCTCTACAGTATATTGTTGAACATTCCCTGTATAGCTGAATGTAACTGTATTTCCAATATCCATAAATTACCCCACAATAATATAAACTGTTGTAGAAGGTCTAGGTGTTGGTAAAGCATCATATTCGGCTTGTGTGCAAGTAACTAACTCTAAACCACTAATTGAAGTACCATCACCCTGAATAACACGTTTGTCCGAAACAGATATTACGCCACCTGCTCCTGTCGTTATGACATACAACAATAAGTCCCGAGAAGTGCCTGCTCCATTAATATTATCGGACTGCATATTTGCTGAGGTTCTTTGAACAAATTTTCCAGTTTCGCCATTTGGTCTAGAAAGATCTATATTTGCACATAAATAAATCGTAGCGTTAGCAGCTAAAGTAATCGATTCCAATGCCATAACACGGAAAAATGAGCCTCCAATGACAGCCTGACTTCCTGCTGCAAAAGTAACATTTAAACTATCTGATGAATAATTTATCGTAAATTCATCGCCGATACCTTTGCATACGCAGTCTTTTACAACTGTACCATATACACCACCATCCATTTTAGACGTAATATCATAACTATCGCCGGTGTCATGTAAAGTCTGAATATTGCCCATAAATTATTCCTCCTGTAATTTTTGATAAGCGAAATTCTTTGCAGTGCCATATTCCGCTATCAATTTTTTGGGGCAGTAAACTTTAATATTAAAATTATAATGAAAAAATATTTCATCTTGAGTAAGTCTAAACTGCTCCATTAACTCATTTATTAAAGAAACAGCCCTATCTACTGCTGCTTCGTAAAGTTCATCATTCAAATTGGAACAAACCATAACCGCAATTGTGTACATGTTTCCAAAATCTTTTCCTTTTCCAGTATGATAAACACTCCAATTTAGCGGCATTACTTCAATCACTTCATTTGCGTCAACTAAATAATGCACTGCCGAATTTTCTTTTGAAATATCATTGTAAAAAGAAAAGAGCTCTGCAGCTGTATCATTAACTCCAGAGCTCTCATGAATTGTAATTCCCTTAATGTCACTCATAAAACGTGGAAAGCCATATTGGTCCCATTTACTCTCTTTAATCATAAAATATCACCTCTATACCTTTCCTAAAGTTAGTAATTGTGTAAGTTTTTTTCTAACAATTCCGCATATAAAATGAACCTCAGAAATATTAGCATTTGACTCTTTATTAAGCTCATATCCAGTTAAAACTGAACTGTAATAATCGTCGGCATCTCTAACTGTATAATAAATCTCCAAAGGTCCACCCAATTTAAATTCTTCAAAATCATAAATATTATTTTTTAAAATTAAATCAAATTCAATCTTATGATTATACATCGTTTGCGGTAACGAATCGGCAACTAAATCAGCGATTGGATCATCACTATATACTATTTCCGTATTAGTAATATCAAAACGAGAAACTGATGAATCTGGCTGTTCTACAATATCCGTTTGCGTTGCAACATAAGTTGTCCGATATTGGCCTTGAGAATCAAAGATAACTAAACGGTTAATATCTTCAATTTCAGTAATCGGAGCCATGTTCTTAATCGCAAAAACATTATTTCCAATACTTATTGACTCATAATTAGGGACTTTAATATTCACATAATTGTTCCCGCTGAAATTAATCGTAAAATCAAAGATAATACCATATTTGTCGTAAAGACTATAAATGAAATCTTCAAATTCGAAAGTCGTCCCAATATCTTGTGATATTAGGCTTACACCAGCTGTGCTTGACTCAAAGGTCGGGGTAATACCACCCAAACGCTGAGCAACCTGCGGGTCAATATACTTACTGCCAACCAACTTGCCTGCTGAATAATCGCAAAGAATATTGTAAATGCTCTTCTCTAAATAAGTATTACTTAAGTCATAAGTTGAATTTAGGCCTAAAACATTGGATCCTAATTCCCCTATTTTGATTTTTGCTGTTATGCTATTCCAGTGTCCACTAGTCCAAGTTTCTGGCGTAGTAATAGCAGCATTGCACTGGTAAAGAGCATTAGCATAACTTACATAGTCACCGACGTTGTACGTTTTAGCTGCACTATAAACTGGGAAGCTTTGATAGTTCAAATACATGAGCCATCCATCACTTCCTGAACCTTCGGTGTAACATACTTCTAACTTATTAACGCCTTTAACAAAAGTTAAGTTCACTGCAGTAGCCGCACAAGAATCAAGATCCCCACATAATTGATCATTCAAAGTAACGCTTCCATTGTCATCTGTTTCAAAAATTACTGTTGCCGTAAACGGTGCATCAATCCAAATATATGTTGTGCACTTAGCTGAATATGAATCAGCTATATTAAGCGTTCTACTAATGTTATTGTCGTTGTAAGTGTTTGTAGCTACTGGCGTTAAACCTTCAAAATCTGACGGATGTGGATAAGAAGTTACACTGCTCAATGATGCATACCGTTCGAAATACCACGAATTGTCATAAGTATCTAACGGTGAATCACCTTTTTCATAAATCCAGTTACCTTTATAGAAAGACTGCATCTGCGAACATTGGATAGTATAATAAATGTTTTCATCAGAATCGGCAGATTTTGTTTCAAATGAATCTATAACGCCATTATAAAGAATATTACCCTTAGGATCGTAAACAACTATGACATCGCCTTCATTAATGCTGAGATCCATATGTACAACTTCAAATGAGCTAGTCGCTTTTGTTAATAAATCAGTTCTTATATTCATTTTATTAACAACCATAAAGGCTTTAGGTGGATCTGTTAAGTGCATTTGATCCTTAACAAAGCATCTATACTGATAAATGGAGTTGGTGTCATATAATTTCTGGTATATTGCGACAACTGTAATATTCTGATTTACAATTATTGATCGCGGATTAGATGCTGTACCATCTTCCCATTTTACAAAAATATAACCTGGAAATGGCCTTGCTTTTAATATAACGGTCGTGCCGGCATATACATCATTTTCAGAAATACTAACCGTTCCATAGTCAAAATTTGTCGAAGCAGTAATATGAAATCTGTCATCTTCTTCGAATACCGCAACAATTGTGGTATCGTATGTTAAATATAAAGACAATGGTGTTTGCGTATATTCTGTTGAACTGTTTACAACGTATTTAACAAAATGAAAATTAGCGTCAGGAATTACAGTAAAGGTTATATCATTTCGATCAGTACCTCGGGTATAGTCAATAGCTCCATGCCCACTGACGCTATCATTAATATCCCAAACTTCGTCAAAACGAGCTTCAATTGAAGTATTACCATTTGGAGAATATACATGATTAATGTTAGTTGAAATCTGAGTAGAATTTACGTACCATCCTTTAAACTGAGCGTTATTGTTTAATACTGCTGTTAAGGCAATTGTAGAAATGGAATTCCAATCATATGAAGCGGAACCCAAGTTATTATCATACACTAAAGTGATAGTATAATCTGGCCTAAAATTAGCGGTAATTGTATCTGTATTAGAAACAACGAAAGTGTATGGGTTAGCAGTTGATAAAAGATTACCATTTCCATCAGTCCAACCATAAAACACTTTTCCAGATGCGGCAGTTGCTGTGAGCGTTACTGTCTCACCGGTTAAAAATTCACCATCGCCACTTGCTGTTCCACCATTTATTGGATTAACAGCGGTGGTTATATTATAGGCATTTTTTAATAGTTTTACTGTGGCGTATCCATTGCCACTTCGACCACCATTATTGGTTTGAGAAGTATATGTCTCGCCCCCAACGGTAATTGAAGCTGTTTTGTAATAACCAGTACCACCGTAAGCAGTTCTAAAATAGCTGCCTACCCAGTTACCATTTCGGCCACCTTCCCAGCCGCCTCCACCGCCGCCAGGATAGCCTCCGCCTCCTCCAGCAGTACCAAATGAACCTGATTCGCCACCAGCCGTACCACCGCCAACACCGCCACCATATGGGCTGCCGTTATGATTACGATAAGTTGAACCGCCACCGCCACCAGCAACACAGAGAATTTCGCTTTGATATGATTGATAGTTTTTGAGTACTCCTCTGTCACTGTTTAAAGCAATATGAGTAGCACCGCCACCGCCGCCAGTATTATTATAATCGCCTGCGTCCCAGTCATAAACTTTACCACCGCCGCAACCACCGTTCCAGCCACCAGAAAAGTTGTCATACCAGCTGCCTGCGCCATTTGAATCTGGTCCTTTACCACCGACAGCAACATATAAAATATCACCAGCATCTAGCTTAGCATAAGTGAGTGTGTTTCCACCTTGACCACCAGACCCAGTTTGATCCCAACCGGTCCTAACATTACCGCCTTGCGCTCCATAAACATTCAACTGATATAAACCATTTTGCGGTACAGGCCAGGCTTCAACGCTTCCTTTATAAGAGAACTCTTTTACTTCATTAATATTCATAAATCAAGTTCCTCCTTATACAGAAGCGAAACTATTCTTAAAACGAATCGTAATATATCCATCGAAAGTAGAAATATTACCACAGGTAAAATTAAATAATGTTTCTCCTACCCTAAACTTGCACCAAGTAAGATATGAAAGACCATTACGAACCGTAAAATCCTGATACCTTTCTGGATTAGTAATTGTATTTCCATTACGTTCTAAATATAATGATTCGTCCGTTTCAATACTGTTTATTAACAAATAATCATAAGTTCCATTAATTTTACAAACCCCATATTGTTCACCTAACTGTGTTAATGTAAACTGCGGATTTTGCACTTCACCCACAATTTCAAAAATAAAACCGACATCGTCAGAGCCCTCGTTGTGTATTTGCGTATTTTGTAAAGTTGTACCAGCATAATGATACGGTCTTTCTAAAGGATAGAACTTACCTAAACCTGCTGGCTGATTAGTTAGAACTATTGTATAATCTTTAGCATTAAGCCATTCTGTAAGACGATGAAATGTTATACCAACTGTTAAGCAACCCTTTTCATCGACATCTGGCTTATCAAGCTGCGTCAATAGCACATCACAATAAAACGGCTCCAAATCATTTGGTGTTAATTGGTAAAACATCAAAGGCTTGAACCTAACAAATTTTATAAAATCGCGATAATCCTGGTAAATATCACCAGCTTTTTGATTTCGATAAAATAAAAGTTGGCCAGTGATGTCAGTCAGGTCAAACTGTTGCGACATAACTAACTCACTGTTACCAACTTTTATCGTTTCATATTGTCTTCTAAAGCCAAATCCCTGAGGCCTAGAAAATAATAATTTTGAGTTGTCTTCTGTAAAGTCGTATCTTTGACCCAATGAATTTATGAGCCAATGTTTACGATACTCTGCCATAAAGTTACCTCCTTAGAATCGTTTACCTAGTTCCTCATTAAGATCGTCAGCCAGCCATGAAGCCCATGAACGGACTGTTTCACGAGTGATTTGACCATTAGTATTGACATTGAATGTAGGATTAATTGTAACATTGACATGACCATTAACCCCACCATTTTGATTTCCTGCACCCGCATAAGCAAGGCGTGAGCCTTTAACTGCAAGAGCAGCATTGTAAGATTGTGAAGTATCAAGCATCGAACCAATAGTGTTTACACCATTAGTTATATCGGTAAGATCTAACACTGGTGTTATAACTGGGTTCATTTGATCTTCTAGAATTGAATCTGCTGCGTTAAGTGCTTCGGCAATTGAACGCGTAACAGTCAAGCCTGCTTCATAAGCGGAATTGGCAGCTGAGTCCATTTCATCGTCAATGCCAACTACTAGACCAGCTACTAAGTACTTGCCCATTTCTGCAGTAACTTTAGATGGTGAATTAATCTCCCAAGTAAACTGTAATTTGGAAATTACGCCACTTGCAAAACTATCAACTGCATTCCAAACTGATGCTAAAAGATCCGCATCGGTTATACCTTCTAAGAAACCTTGAAGAATGTTCTTAGCGTATTCAACTACTGTTGTACGCTTATTAAGCAATTCAACAACATCTTCCATGAAACCAGATATAGTGCTCTTAATTGATGCTAAAGCACCAGAACCTGCCGATTTTGTAACTTCAGAAGATACATCTGCTAAAGTAGCTTTAACATTCTCGACTGTTTGTTCAGCGCCCATCAAGTCAACACCACTGCCATCAATGTTGCCAACAAGACTCTGCAATGCTGAAGATAACGACGTTGCTGCATTATCACCCATGCTTGTTACTCCCGTAACCAAACCACTGATGTTATTCCATAAAGTTTTGCCTGCTTCGCCAATATTTGTAATATTTGACTTGCCTGCATCATCTACTGTGATCTTTGAAATATCACCAATAGTTTCGCATAGTTTCAAGAAGTTCTCCTGCTTGGTAGCATCTGGAACAGTTACCTCAGACAGACTGCTGCCAAAGGTTTTCATATTTGTTGCAAATGAACCAATTCCTGAACTAAATGTACCTAAATTGGACGATTCGCCAAATAATCCGCCATTAGCAGCAAGACCGGTTTCTAACTCAGAGAATTTAGTTCCAATAGTTGTAGCAAATGTAATAAGCCTATCTACCTTGCTATAAATACGATCTTCTTCAGTTTCATCTTCGCTGCCAGTGTTCATTCCTCTTATAATTTCCGCTATAAAGCCTTGACCATTCGGAACGACATAAGTGCGTTTTGTGAAAACACCATTAATAGCGTCGAAAGCATTTACTAAACCTTCTGCAAACAGTTTAATTCTTGAGCCAAAATCACCGAGATTTTGATCTCCACCTGTGAGTAAGCCCATTAATGACTTTGACTCAGCAAGGGTGTTTTCCAAATCTCTTAGCTTTTCGCCCACACCTTTGAGCTTTTCGATACCTGTGACATCTACTTTGCTGACACTTTGAGATAGCGCTACTAGTCCATTGCCAAACAAAGCCGCTCTATCGCCAAACTTACCAATATCTTGCGAACCAATAAGCACTTGCAAAAGACCGCCATTTCTTCCAAGTGTTCCTTCGAATTCTTTTAGCATTTTGCCTACAGTTATTGCATTTTCAACTGTTTCAGGTTTAATGCCTCCATTTGAAGTTAACGCCATTGACATTGCCACTAAGCCAAGACCGAAATCTTTCATATTTTCGGCAAAGTCTTTAAATGTCTGTGGTTTACCTGTAAAAAACTCAACAACATTATTAAATAAACCGCCAGATTTATTAGCTCCTAAAGAATTTGCTAATTCAGCAAACATAAGCCCAGCATTCGCCGCAGCATTGACAGCGTCAGCATCTATTGAACCGCCTAATGCTTTTGAAAAATTCTTAATGGCATCAGCATATCCATACATGAACACATTAAAATCTTTCCATTTAGTATTTGAATTTCCTATAGTATTTATTGTATTTAAATTACTTCCTAAAACTAATAAAATATCACCAAATGCCTTTAATGTATCGGTAAATGTGTCTGGTATTTCTAGATTTAAGAATCCTTGAACATTTGTCGCAAAATTTGACAAATATAACCCAATCCTTGCGACGGATTGCATAACAGTATCGTTGAATCCAGCTATAAAACTACCGGCTAGATTACCGACAAAGCCTCCTAAGAAAGCGCCAATCTTTTCCGAAACAACAATCATCTGATCTAATGTTTCTTCAGAAAGGTATCCTTCTGAAATAAGCCAAGTCGCCAGTCCGGAAACAGCTACTAAAACTGCTGATATAGCGCCTATTACTCCTACCAAATTCCATATAGCGTTTGGTGTAGCAGCAGAAGCAACTAAACCTGCAACAGACATACCCACCATTGCAGCGGACAATGCCAGCATTAATTTTGAAAGGCCTTCTGCCACAGGAATTGCAGCTTCCGGATTCTTGATAAGGTTAGTCATGAGAGTCAAAGTAGCTCCAGCAATTAATAAGAATCCAGCCATTTCAGCCGCAACTTTTCCTACTGTGGACCACGGAATAGCGCTGTTAATTAATAATGCTCCTGTTAAAACTAACATTGACAACGACAGTGCGAGCATCGTTTCCGATAAAGCTCTGGCCATAGTCAAAGCATCTTTTGGATTTTTTGTAAAATTAGTCAATGCCCAGATAACTGCACTTACCGCAGCAATAATCCCAACAAAAGTTACTATTTCACCTGCATCAACGGAATTTGACTTCGTAAACACTGTCAATGCAAATATCATTGCGGTTAATGCTGCGAATACCAATGCCAATGAACCTGCCGCATACATTACTTTATCTATCGGCAAGAATGTGAATCCGACAATAGCTGCGATTATCAAACCAATTATAATCAGCATGGTTGTCATTGCAGACGCTGACTGAGGAGTTAATCCAGCAAAGCCTCTACCAATTTTGCCTAGCATGAAACCTAACGATAAAAGAATCGCTACTACTGAACCGATGCCTTTTCCTAATTCAGCCCAATCCATACCCTTAAATATCATCACAGCACCAACTAGTAAATATACTGATGCGCAGATAGATACCATCAGCAGGCACATTGAAAGTATTACGCCTGCTGCTCTAGGAGGCAATGTCGCTCTTCCAAGTATAGATTTAGATATAACTACTGATACGCCTGACAAAACAGTAATAAGCGCTACAACGCCTATACCACCTTTAAGCAATTCTTCCACATTAAGTGTGGCAAATGACTTCATTGCTTTTATCACCAGAACCGCACTAGCAGCCATCGCTAGGAAGAATGCTCCTAAACTTGCCAAACCACTTTTAGCAATTCCACCGCCATTTGCTGCTTTCAGGAGAATTCCAAATATCGTAATAATTGGTAGCAACCTGACTAAAGCTACATATATCGCCCTATAATCGAGGGTTGTCAAATTTTCTAAAACTTTTACAAATGCATATAAAGAAATAGCAATCGCGATAATTGGTAAAGCTGAACCAGCTTTAATACCTCGCAAAGCATAAGCTAAAGTTACAATTGTAACAATGGACGTAATAATTGACACAAAGAATGATGCGTAATCATCGATACGTATCTTTGTGAATTTCTTCATTGCACTTGCAATCAAACTAAAGCTTACGGCTATGCCTAGCATTAAACCGGTTATCGCACCAATACCACCGCCGACATTTTGAATTGACAGAACGTTTTTGCTTAATCCTTTTAATAACAAGAATACACCAACTAGCAGTCCGGTCATAATTGCTAAACCGAAAACACCTGCCTGAATCGGATTCTGCAAATCAGCGAGTCTCTTTAATGCTATAGAAATGATCATAAAGCTTCCTGCTAATCCTAAAAGCATAATCGCAATGTCTGTAAATTTGGCATCACTAATTGCTTTAATATCGCTCCTGCTCATGGTCATAGCTTCAGCCATTGATTTTAAAACAACCATCATTGTAACAGTTACTGCCAAAGCTTCATACATGGTGAATCTATCTATTTTCGCCATTAAATAAAATACACCAGTTAATATACCAATTGCGATTGAAAGCTTTAAAATATTATTAACTTTTATTTGTCCTGTAAGATTTGTAAAGTATAAACTGATATTTCCTAAAGTATTATTTATTGATGCCGCTACAGTACCCCACGCTTTTAGGACAGTATTGATCGTTGCTAATGGTGTTACTAAAGCACCCATAACATTTTGCAAGGCATCGGATAAACCTTTGAACCCATATATTACAGAACCGGTCATTAACCAGCCAAGCGCTGTATCAAGGCCCTTACGAAGTTTCTTACCTAGTTCAGCCCATTCTTCTGGAGTGAGCTTTAACGGAGCCACAACTTCTTCGAAGCCTTTATTTAATTCAACACCGGCTTTTACTAATGTTCCACCAGATCTACCAGCAATATCAGCTACTTCTAAAGTTGCTGTTTCCAATACTTCACCAACTTTTGTCTCACCGCTAAGCAAATCATCAATAGAAAACCATTCTATATTATTAAATTTTTCAGAAATTAAATCGCCTATAGACTTAAAATCAAATTTATTAATAATATTTTCAAACGTAGTTTTTAAATCATTTACATTAAAATTTGTAAAGAAACTAGCTATGCTATCGAATGACAAATTCTTTAAAGAAAAATTTTCAAAATTCTTTTTTATTGTATCTAATGCCGATTTTACAGCATCAGTTTCTAATATTTTGTCTATCTCTTGTTTAACATAACCTATCGCACCAATAACTGCATTGGCAGCGCCTTCTACTAAAGTAAAGATTGTCTGATTTTCGTTTAACCATTTAATTGCATTATCTAATGCCTCAGAAATAGTATCACCAAATTCACCAACATCTTTTTCAATTACCTTAAAATCAAAATACTTAGAAATTGCTATGCCAACCGCTTTAAAAGTCTGACTTATAGCGGTATACGCCAATTCAATAGCTTTACCGATTATATTGAAAACGGTAAATAAACCTCTAAACGCAGTTTTTAATATATTTGAATTTTCAATGGTGTCTTTAATCGCACCAGTAAAATCGTAAATTCGTTGAACTATCTGATATACTACTTCGGCTAAATTAACATTAAATACTTGAGACCAAGCCTCGCCGACTGTTTTTTTTAATGCGATAATAGATCCAGTTAAATTCAAGATAATTCCTGAAAGTAACTCTCTGCCTGATTTACGCCCCATATTATTAATCAATTGTGATAATGGAGTGTTTGCATCTTCGGCCTCTTTCGCGAGTTTACGTAATGCTTCAGCTTCTTCTTTACTAACACCAATGTTTTTTAATTCTGCATCGGTTAAACCTTCAATATCTGCTAAAGTTAACTGATATCCTTCTCGATGACCTTCTTTTGCAAGCTTATTAATTAACTCTTGCATTTGTGTATAATCGTAGCCAGCTTCAGTTAATTTTTCAATTCGTTCTTGGCCATTACCATATTTACCCGACCAAATATCATTAAATACCTGTTGTAAATTTTCTAATGAATTGGTTGTTTTTTCAACTGCTAAAGAGCCTTCCTCTATTGACGTAAAAAACTTTTTAAGATTAGCTCTTAATACATTGCCGACCATTGAATCACTATTTAAAGCATTTTTAAGTGACCCATATTTTTCTATTGCATAGTCAACATTATATCCAGTCTTTTTTAAATACTCAGAAAATTGAGATTCAAATGTTTCAACTTCAACTCCAGCTTCTCCAAGATAAGTAGTTAACTGGGAATAAGTGTCGTCAAATATTCTTTTTAAAAAATCATTTCGTTTATCGCCAGGTTCAGCAAAAATAGTGTATAAATCTTCTGCTAATGCTGACCAAAGTTTCTTAGCTTCTTCATAATTGCCAAATACAATCTCGAATGATGCCATCCATTTTGAAGAAACAGCATCTTTTGTCGCTAAGATTGCTTGATTAAATGTGGCCGCTTCCTGAGCCGCTTTAGCTGCTAAAAAATACGTGTCTTTTGCTAAATCTGCATTTGCATTTAGCATCTCACGATACGCTTCGGTATATGTATCAACAGCTCCGCTTCTAACCATTTCATCGGCTTGAGCAGTATATTTGTAGAATAGACCAAAGGTCTTTTCCATTACACCCGTATCGGCCCATTGTTCTTGTAATGTCTGACCAAAATTGCCAATGTCGACTAAAGTTCCTTTTGCCGTTTTACCTTTAGAATCTAATTTGCCCATGGCAATTGCGGTATCTATAAACGCCTGCTTTAATTGTTTGGATGCAATACCTGCCAATTCCAATGATTTCCAGTCCATGTACTTCAAATATCCAGCACCATATGACTGATTTAAGTTATAAATAGCTCTGGCAAATTCATTCTGGCTCTTACCCGCAAACGCTGTAGCATTCGCAATACCCATGATCATTGGCAGTAGTTTGTCAAGATCACCACCAGAAGTTGCTAATTGGCTCAAAGAGCTGGCCATCTGAGTAAAGCCATACGATGTCTCATCTGAGAATCGCATCAGCTGATCCAAATAACCATTTATTTCATCAACGCTTTTTCCTGTAGCATTGACCAAAGTTTGAACTGACTGTACTTTTTCTTCATATTTACCATAACCGGCGTTAAACTGCTCAATACCGGTTAATGAATATAATATTCTTTCACCAGCCTGTGTAGCCTGTCTGCCTATCTCAGCAAATACACCAATAGAAATTTTCTCTAAAGTTGTAAAGCTTTTTTGTGCAAGCTCAGACTGATTTACTAAATTTGCTAAACTAAATTTATTTGCAGCCTTCTCCATATCCTGAAGGCCAGTAGTCGCTCCATCAAGTTTTGTGGCTTTTTCGAAGTCACCCAAAGTCTTCATGGAAGTTCTAACATTTTTCTCAAATTCAGCATTGTCAAATTGCAACGATACGACTTTTTCATCAATTACCTTGCTCATCGAGTGATTTCCTCCCATGCATCTTTAGCGATCTTATCGAAAATAGGTTGAATAGCAGGATTAATATAATCTCTACCTTCAACCCATCCGCCGTTTCGTGTTCCATGGCCATATTGCAATAATATAGCCACTTGCACAGAATATGTGCTGGTTCCTGTGGAACCATTTTTGTTATGTCTTGTATAATTCGCAGTTGCCACATTCGAGTTACAAAATTCGATACCCAAAATATTGTGTGCTTCATTCTCAACTATGCGATAATACCAAGAATCTCTAGTTAATCCTGTATCAACAGGAGTTGCAGCCTGTAATGCCTGCACCCCTTCTTTGCCATATTTATCTAATAAAAAAGATTTTAATAATAACTTTTTGAAGGGATTTTTAATTTCAGCTAAATACTTTAAAGCCTTATCATAGTGACCTTTTGACTTAATTCTTATAGCCATAAAAATCCCTCCTATAAGTTAACCTTTACTATGCATTGCCGTTCGTCTAGCTTTATTCAATGCGGCATTTCTAGACATAATGTCTCTTGCAGACATTTTCTTTTTTGGCTCGTTAGCCAAAGCGCAAACTCTTATTAAAGTCAGTAACCTTGCCAAATGCCATTTTTGACATTCAAAAGGTATATTGTAAGCTACCATCCAGGAGTAGATCTGTTCTGATGTAATATTCTTCATCGCACCCGGTTTCTTTTGCGTTTCTGTAAACGTCGTCGCTGTCATCGGGTCATTAATATAATTGTTAATTTCAAATATTAATTTCGGCGGAATACAATAGTACACCTTAGGATCAACATTTTGTGTTAAAGTCATGCAACGAATATAATCGATCATTTCTTCATTCGTTTTATCAGTCGACGATAAAAACGATTTTTTCCATTTTGACTCCCATTTTGAAATTGACACTAAAGAATGCTCTAACGCGAGCTCTATTGGATTTTTTATTTCAAAAAATTCTTGTTTACTTTCATCCCAAATTTCTCCTGCTGGAATTTCTAGTTTTAGCATTCAATTATGACTGCTGTAATGAGTTAATTAACTGTTTTGTGTCTTCGTCTAATTCGCCATTATCGATAGCGGCTTTTGCCTGTTCTGCCAGATCTTTTGGTAATATACCATTAACAAAATCACTAGCCTTATTTGGATCTGTTGCCAGTTCCATATAAAGAATTGAATATGGCTCAGTAGATGCAAAGTCCTCACGAATAGCGTCTGACTTCTTGAATCTCTTACCATCATCACTCTTTTCGCCATATGCCAAAAGAATGATCTTTTTGAACAATTTAATTAACTCTGGTGTGTCTTTAGCAGCAACGATTTTCTTGATCTGATCAAGCAAACCACCATCAGTAGAAAGCTGCAAATCTAAAAGCTCCGCTTTGGTTAAATTGAAATAAAAATCTTCAGTTCTTTCTACACCATCAAAATCAGTATAAGTAATAGTCTTTTTTAACATTCCGAATTACTCCTTTCATTGAATTTGGAATATAAAAGAGCCTCCCAGAATGTTACCGAGAGGCTCTTAGGAAATTAAATATTAAGCTGGGAATACGTGATTCTCAAACAAATAATTGATTTCATCTGGTAAAGGCAGTCTAGCTATTGTGCCTTCTGTCTGCCCAGAAGCATCTGTGCCATATAAAGCATCTTCCAGAGTTGCTAAATCGGTAAGACCATCAGTATCTAACTTGGTTTTATCAATTTCCAATACACAAGTAGGCTTAAAGCCTGTTACTGGTACTGGAGTGCAGGAAACCTCCCAAGACATTTCAACAGCAGCAGGTGAGTCATTGACAGTATCATGAGTTTCTGATGAAGGCTGAGCTCTGCATCCATATACTAAATGGAGCTTATAACCATAATCATCGCCCTGAGTGTCGTTACCGACTTTAGTCCTGTAGCTGAAACCGAAGGTCTTACGAGCCTGCTGGCCAATGGTAACACCGCCAGCTAATTCAGCTTCGCCATTGCACTCTGCGAAGTCGTCAGGATATGTGTAAGCACGAATTGTGCCGCTATATTCTTCTGCTGAGAACATTGTCGCATAGTTGATGTTATCGGCCCATAATTTTGTAGGTTCTGCACCAGATGGGTTCTCGTCGAAACCTAACAAACCATTCCATGCTACGCCTTTAGAATATTTATTATTTGAATCAATAAGGTAAAGCACCGCATGGTCAGCACCAGTTTCATAGATTTTCTCACCGACCTGGTCCCAAAGTAATTTTGCCATTAGATTTGTTCCTCCATAATTTTCTAATAATAGAGATTGAACACATCATGGTAGAGACCATCGTTAATAAAACGACGCTCAGATTGACAATATGGAATTTCTAACATTTTGTCATATAAGTCATCGTTGTCGACTTCTCTACCAATCAATGTTACAGTAAAACGATTCATGTCTCTATAAACACGGTCGTCTGCATGATAAGTATCTCTTTTGTCTAATTCGTAAATTATACAAGGATACTGCAACATATTAGGAGCAGGTGACTGGTAATATACATGCTTAATCCCCAGTTTTTCACGAAAGATCCGTGATAAATCTCTTCGATCACGAGCCATTCCATAACCCTCCTAAGCTCACAACCATTCGCGGGTAGGTGTCAACTTCAATATTTGAAATCTCCCATTTAGTACCCGCAAAGGTTATGTATTTCATTCGATAGAAGTTTTCTTTGGCATATGGATCAGCAATGAAACTAATACGATTAGAAACATTGAAACCTTCGTTGATCTGTTTAGTATCATACGGAGTTTTAGTATTTCGTAAAACGTCTCCATAGTAAGAACGCTCTATGATTTCCTCTGTCCATACGTCGACATCAGTTTCTTTAGGCACGCAAAAGCCTACTTGCCCACGCCATTTAGCCATAAAATCCCTCTATTTTGAATTATTCAGTTCCAGAATTATTAGTTTCTTCTGGAATGTCTAATTCGGTATTCTCATTGTTGGTTGGTTCAGTAGGCTGCTCTGGCAGTACTTCACCCTGAGATACTTCCGCAGTTTCTGGTGCTTCTAAGACTAACTTAGACAGATCGAAACGCTCTGTGAAAGTTGTTTCACCATCAGTAGTGATTACGATTGCCTTCTGCAAATTCTTATTAGAAATCTTAAATGCTCCATTCTTATCTGGATCATCGATTATTTCTGCTAAACCGCTGCTTACAGAAGGATCTAAACCAACTTTAACTGAAGTTGCTACGTCAGAAACAGTAAACTTCAAAGCTACAAAGTAACCTGGTCCCCAGAAATCTGCCAAAGCACCGGTGTCAATATACTTTAAAGTACCAGTTATTGCACCATTAGCAACCGTTAAGTCTGCACTCTGCAGATCAGATACTGAATAACCAAACATGGTTGTTGCCTGTGCTTCTGCTGCTACACCTGTAGGTTTTAAAGCTTCGACTGCAGTCCATGCAACTAAACCACTTTCGCCCATTGTTGATACAGCTCCATCTTCAAAAGCAACCGCTTTCAAGAAAGCTCCGTCATTATTAATGAGCAAGTCGCCACTTTTAAAAGCGGTGGCGAAATCAGCAAGATTGATGCCTTTAGTGAAAGCTGCATCAGCCCATAAAGTATTATCGGCTGCTTTAGCAAACACCGTAAAAGCACTCACGTCACGATCTTCGCTTCTTCTATAAGTTCTATTCTCCATAGAATTCCTCCATTAAATTAAAAAGGCATAAGAAGGTTCTCGGAAGAGAATTATTTTTATGCCTTTAGTTAATCAGTAAATACTAGTTACCGCCGTTTGAAGCTTCTTTCAGGACAACTGCTGAGTGAGGCTTGATAAGCATACCAGAGCATCTGCCTTCCAGTAAGTACTTGTACTGGTTGTAGTCAATGTCGAAATCATCGAACAGAGATCTTTCACCTTTTCTATTTGAACCGATGTTGTAGTCATCCAGGTCAAGAACGACACCGTAGAATCCTTCAGGAACCTTAGAAGCAGGAACCTTAACGATCTTTTCTACAGTTGCAGCTGCTGCTAATGCTTCATAGTTAGCATACAGTCTGTGACCGAACTTGTCCTTCATAAGGATCATGTCTGAAACGATATCAGATCTCAGGAAAGCAATCAGGTTTCCGCTACCTTCATACTGATCCAGACCTTTAACAATTGCGTCGATGACAGCATCTGCTTCAGCCTGATTTTCAGCTGGTGTAACTTCTACGAGCATACCATAGAGGTTCTCTTCAGTATCATATACAACCGGAATAATCTTGCTTTCATCAATCTTGTCATCATCTTCAATGCTTCTGCCATCTGAGAACAGAATAGCTGTTGCTACTTCTTCATCCCATTTGACCTTCATTTCTTCTTTGATCATGCTGATGAAATCAATATCAGCTTCTTCCAGATCAACGATGTCGTCTCTGTCAATTGGCAGCTTCTTATAAACGGTTGTTGGAGTAACGTCTCTCTTTAACAGCTTCCAAACTTCGTCTTTCTTCTTAGCGCCTTTTACATAACCCTTAGCTCTAGCATCATCACCACGGACATCGGCAAGAATTGATTTAACTCTTGAGAATGGAGATTTGTGAACACCATTCATGACCATGCTGACAAAGCCATTAGGATTGGTGTTAACCATCGGAATATTTCTAGTAGCCAGTTTTGCATCTGGAATCAAATAGTCAACGTGTTCTACACCATGTACCAGAACATCTTCCGGGTTTAAATTATGAGCAATTAAAGATTTCTTTACAGAACCTAAGTTCTTAGCGTCTTTAATAGCGTTGAAGATTTCAGCATGCATCAGTTCATCCTGCTCATCGAAATCCTTGTCAAATGCGTTGTGTTTTACATCACTCATGTCTTCGTCTCCTTCATTTTCATCTTCGCCGGCATTTGCTGCTAAAGCTTCGCCAACTAAATATTCAACAACTTTCTTCTGTTCTGGAGTAAAGGTGTCCATTACTTCACCAACAGTCATTTCTTTTTCTTCTGCAGCCATTTCTTTTTTGTCCTCCTCAGAATTGTTTGCACTAGACTCATCTGCATGAGCCATTTCAGATTCACCAGAATCAGCACCTTCGGTAGATTCGCTTGTCTCTACAGTTTCGGTTTCTTCCGTTTCATTAGACTCGCCAGAATCTTCAACCTCTTCGCTTTCTGTTGATTCTTCTTCTTTAGATTTTTCTTCTTGCTGTTCAGGCTGCTCTTCAGGATCATCTACAATCTCAATTTCTCCAGAATAGTCACCCTGCTCTAAAATCAGATCTTCACCAGAATAAATTTCGGCCCCGACTGCCACCAATTCATCCTCGTCTGACATACTATGCGCCATCACATAATCAATAGATGCACCAGGATTTGCTCCAGCAAGAACCAAACTTACTTCGCGGATAATGCCATGAAGAACATCACCATTTGGTGTCTGTTTTAATTTATTTGCATAAATTGACAAACTGGTAATATCACCATGCTGCAAAATAAGTTTTGCTTTCTGACCCATTTCGGTATCATTAAAAAAGCCATACGCACGAACACCAGAATCGTTGTTCTCGAGTAAGGCATAACCTAAAATGTTATCCGGGTCATTATGCTGATGATTCCATACTAGTGGAACCTTAGCACCATCACATTCCTTGAATGCGTTATGACGTATTGTCCTACCATCAGAGCATAAAAGATCATTTTTTGTAGCCCAACCTGAAAAATCATACTTTTTCTTAGCCATTTTGATTTTTTACTCCTCCACTAAATTTCTGATATCTTGAGATCCGCCACATTCTCTGGTTCTTCATTCGGTTCTTCGTCGAATAAATTCAATTCAGTACTTTCTTCCGGAATTTCACCAACTCCGACCTGAGCGTTTTGATCAGCAACATTCGGGAATGTCTGTTCAACAGCCTGGTTAATGTTCTTATTACTAAGTTCATTAGCCTTAGGGTCGTCAACCGGTTTAAGACCAACAACCTGGCGCATTTCGTTGGAAGACATAATCGCATTTCTGGTAAATTTGTCTGCCAACTCGGCAAGCTTAGTTGTCGGAACCAGTTTGAATGGGTCGTTAAAACATGCTATTGCTTGATGTTGGGTAATAGCAGTTTTAGTCAAGAATTTCCTTGTCATCTCATCAGCTATTGCTGAAACAATTGGTTCAACTGTCCTGGAGTAATAATTCATCATCGTTTGCTCATCCGCAGTACCATCTAATATTCCCGTAGTGATTCCCAACTGCCCGTATACGATGTTTGTCAGATACTCAATTTGGGATAATAGGTTGTTTTCCAACGGACGATTCAACTGTGTGATCTTTTCAGTGGCATCTGCATATGCAATACCATACTTAGATCCAGTCAATTGCATTTCAATGTCTTTTCGACGTTGCTCTGCTTGTTGTTTCTTTGTTTCAGTATTAACCAAATAAGGCAATTGAATAATCATATTCATTTTGCCTGAACCGCTTTCCTCGTCCACGGCATCCAATAAGCTCAACTTACGGATCAGTCTCTGCAAAGTTGAGTTTGGTGCATTCATGATCGAGAATAACGGATTTTCTATGATTGCAACGTTCTTCTTGGCAAACCATAAAGTTTCTCTGATACCTTTTCGATCGTTGTAAACATTAATTTTGACACTATCGGGTGCCCAATCTTCAATAAGACCTACACGCATTGACTCAATATCAAAAGAACCTTTTTCAGGGTTAATAGTTGTGTCAATCGGTACAATCGCTATATAGCCTTTATCAAACATTTGCATTACGCAGTCTTGAATAAAAGCTCGTCCCGTCTGGTCTTTATTAGCTGATAAAGTTAAACAATAGTTTAAATCGGAATCCATATCCTTCACGTAATAACCGTTGTCGTTTTGCTTGACATGCTTGAATTTAACTTGTGCCACATCCAAAGCTATACGGTTATAAATAGAAGTGACAATAGTTCGTTCGTTACCCCTTGAAAATCGAGGAGTAACAGGGTTGTATGAATAAGTCACTTGCCCTCTATTAAAAATAGGAGGCGTCGGATCCCTATTCATGAAGGCGTTCCAAGCGTGCTGGAGCCTATCAGTGAATGTTGGCATTCTTCATTCCTCCTATTTTTTATTTAACAGTTCCTTTATTGCAGATTCTTGTACATTCCATGATTTAGCAAGTTGAGATGCGTCTACATTCTTTCCTTCTTTAACCATTTTCTGTATCGAATTCTTTTGCTTTTCGGTTAATCCTCCGCTTCCAGAACCGCCATTTTGATTTTTATTATTGCCTTTTTCCAAACCAACCATTTGTTTTAAAGCTCTTTCAATATAAGCTTTTCCAACATTTGTAACCGCTGGGATAATCGCATCATTCATAAATTTCTTCATGAACTTTTCACCGGCAGAAACTGGTTTAGGATCTAGAGTAGCTATATTGTTTCTTAGCTCAAGGGCAGTTTTTTCATTACGCATTCGCTCGATATACTTCTGTAATTGTTTATCAGTAAGCTCGTTAACTTTCTTTTCACGAGGCGAATGGTTCTTTTTAGCTTTTGCTGCAGCTTTTAATTCGGCAACTTTCTTGTCATAAGCCTTACGCTCTGCTTTTGAACGCTTGATATACTTGCCTGTTAAAGGATCTCTGCGATATCTTCGCTTTCCTTCCTCAGTTAAAGTGCCATCTTCATTCTGAAAACGTCGTACACCCCATTTCATGCCAAAGATACCTGAATGGTATAATTCGTCTCTTGTTAAATAATAGTCCATTTTTGGTACCTCCTATTTCTTTTTCTTGAATAAATTTGCTATATATTGAGCACCGGCAGTTATTTTCTTTCCTGCTTCGCTTCTGGCATTATCCAGTTTCCCCATTGGAGTCTTTTTATAATCAGCCACAGCTTTATTGTACTCATTAAGATACTTCTGGTAATTTGCAGCTCTTTCAGCTTTATTCTCTGCATTAGCAGCGTCTAAATTACCCTTAGCGGTACCAGCTTTAACGGCAGCCTCAAACATTCTTCGATACTCATCTTTACCCCAATCGTCAGCTAGCTTACTATATTTCTTACCATCTTTATAAACATAACGCCACTTACCATTTTTGAAATACCTGGATATGTATTTGTGCCCAGGCATTTCCCAGCCCTTATTTCGATGCATTAAATATTCGGACATAATGCACCTCTTTTCTACAAGTCTGATAACTTCTTCTGATAAACACCGTTAATAAACTGATGTGTTGCATATGTTGAATTCGGATCAATCTTGGCAATCTTATTAGAATACTTATTGATCAAAGACTGAGCTTTCTGAATCTTAGCAGCGTTCCTATTAGCTTTATTCGTCATCTTCGATGCTTTTGCCGATAAAGCGCCTGCTTTAGCAGCTAAACGCTGAGATTTAACTTCTAATTCAGCACGTTTCTTATCACTCATAAGCCAACTATTAACTGCCTTGTTATGCAGTTTATTAGCCTTTGCCTGCAGACGATTAGCTTTATTCATCTTACGATTACTTCTAGCCAATTTACCTGCTTGACGATCTATACGCTTCTGATACTTATCAATTTTTGCTTGCTGCTTTAATATTTTTCTTTCTAAGACACCGTATCTTCTACGGCCTTCTTCTGTTAATGAACCGTCCTCGTTTTGGAAACGCCTAAGTCCACGTTTTTGACCTTTGATACCGTAATGGTACAAATAATCAGATCTTGTCAAATAATAAGCCATGCCTGTACCTCTCTTTTTTTTATTTCTTAAAACTATCGATAAAGTCTTTTAAATAAGTTCCGGTTGGTTTATTTATCTGCTGGACTTTAATAGAAATAGTTCTAATAGTATTTAAAACTTTTGAAACAAATTTTTTGCCTTTCTGATAAATGCCGTTCAAAGTATTATTAATATCTTTCATCGTAGTGTTACTTCTGCTGATGCCAACTGTTCCACCATTTTGATTTCTATTCATACTTACTGTCCCGGTTAATACATTATAACCTTCGCCAACTGGACCAATACCAGCAGTACGGCCTAGCTGAATCTGAGCAACATTACCATTGACCATTCTTTTGTTTCTTCCAGTTTTTGCATATCTATAGTATGTTTTGCCGTTCTTTACGTATTTGCTAATATACTTATGTATACGTCGTGACATACCATTAGCATGTTTCAAATAGTCTTCTTTTGTTAAATAATATGCCATGTACCAGTCTCCTTATTAGAACGAATCTTTATTGTGCTTAAATGCGACAAACGCATCCATCATAGCCGCTACGCAGTCTATCTTCTGATCAGACCGTTTCTTATAAAGTTTCCTATTACCGTTAGTATCTTCCAAAACGATACAGTTACCCATTGCAAATGACATGATTTGTTCATCGAATAATAAAAGTCTCTCTTCTGAGAGCTTCTTTAATTCGCCTAACGGCACGGATTCTGTACGAGCACCTTGCGGAACCTTTTCAACCCCATAAGGCCCTCGTTCAACTTCCCAACGATCAACAAATTCTTTTGCATTGTATGGGTCAAACCCAAAACAATTCACCGTATAATTATGAGCATCAATAAAATGATCCAGATCATCGTATACCTGCATCATATCCAGAATTGCTCCATCCATTACTATCAAACTGCCTTCACGAATAAAGTCGTCGTATTTGGCACGCATTGCTTGAGGTAATTTATTATATGTAAATGCCGTAATATAGTTTCTGGTTTTAACACCAAAAGCTTCACCACGAATAGGAAACAAAAATGTAAATGCGCAGAAGTCATCACCCTGCGACATATCTGCCCCCATTGAACAAACCATTCGATCAAACGAATGATGATCATGAGGTAATGTTTCATCATAAGTGAAATAATAGGTATAACCTTCCATAGGTATACCAAATCTTTTTGCAAGGATATCATTTCTTTCTGATGGAACTTTTTCAGCTTTGGCTACTTCTGCTTCATAGGTCTCATATGTAACCGTTATACCCAAATTAGGATTAGCCTTACGCCATAAAGCTTCATCAGCTACTTCGTCTACCGAATCTAATTTGTAATACCAAATCGAAACTCGTGGATTAACATACTCACCTTTAAGTATATCCATAAGCTGCATTTTAATCGTGTCACCTGGTCCATTTCTGACTGTGCCTTCGGAAGAAGTAGCTACAATCAAATAATCATTGGGATCTTCTGGATTACCTTGCTCTTTCGTGCAAGATTGTTCAATCGCGCCGATAACATCTTCTCTGGTATCGCCAGACAGCCACTCGTCTATAGTCGCCATTTTGACTCTATAACCTTGAAGCTTGTCAACGCTCATCGGTCGAATCACAATTGATGAACCCGTTATAAAATTCTGAATGCCTTTCTTGGTAGAGGCAAGTTTTACACGGTCCATCTTATTGCCAGTTGTGTTTTGTAAGGAACCATAAGTTAATAACTTAATATACGGTCCTCTAGCTTTATTAATAGCAATCCTTATTGGCGAAAGAACTTCATCAGATTGCGCCATAGTTGGTGAAGTAACAACTTGAAGATTCGCACTCTTATCACAAACTAGATGATATGCTTGCAAAAATGCCGAATACATGGTTTTTGCAGCACCTCTTGAAATGATTAAAAATTGTTTTACTATTAAACGTTTCTTAATTACTTTTTTAATGTAGTGTCCGCCAGGTCCATCTGGATTTGGTTCAAACACACTACGCTCTATAAAATAATACCAACCAAAAATCTGTTCAGCCCACAGTTTAAAACTGTCGAGCATTTTAACCGGATCGCCATTGGTTAATGTTAGCTCTGCTTCGCAGAACTTGACGAAACCATTCATGGCATCCTTATCGTAATAAATACCGCGATCAGCTATGAGATCATCTATACGATTCATTTCCATAGAGATCTCTCTATTGACAGGTATCTTTCCGCTCATTACGTCATTTCTAAACTGCCCGTAATAGATCGGAGTAGCAGTATTAGATAATGCCATAGTTTTTACTCTCCTTATCTAAAGGTTCGCGGAGTTCGGTGGGCCTAGGTCTTTGGCTATTTGTGCCATAATATCATCCACCAAGGTTTTACAATTGTTACTCTCATAAAAAAAGAGACCTGCTATTAGTCTCTTCAGTAAGCTTAAACGTTACTGTCATGACGGGTATCCCAAAAAGGGCTCAACCGCGTATACCTTATAGTACTTAATTAACCGTTAACGCTAACCCCCAACGGTCTCTTATTTTTTGTATCGTATTCAACAGTCACTACATGACCGGACAACCCATCATTTGAATCATTATCTCCATAATAGTCAAATACTGCTGTGCCCCTATCATATATAGACACTGATTGCAATTTTGCGTTCTTTGTAAATAAATTCTGTGCAGTTTTATCAGTAAGCCAAGCACCTGACAAATCTTTTAATGCTGCGTTTTTAGCTGATCTATTAAACTCTGCAAAATTATCTTCCACACGTTTTGCTGTCTGCATATCAGATTTGATTCGTTCAGCAGATTTTGGATTATCTCCCGCACCATAACTATCAATAATAAGTTCAGTAGCTCCATGACGTTTTGTATAGTAATTTTCGTCATACTGTTTGTTTCTTATCCATCCAGCTTTTTCTAATTCCACGTGTTTTGGCTTTGCCTCTTTAACCAATTGCTCTTTACGCATTTCTTTTTTGGCTTTCGCTTTACCAATAGCTCCAACAAGCATTGTACCTAAACCAGCTCCAAGTAACCATTGGCCACCGGTTGCAACAGTGGCAGAAGCTAGAGTAGCCGCATAAGCCACATTTGACATGCTATTCATGAACGCTGCAGCAGAGAGTACCGCACCAGCTGTTCCACCAGCGTACGCCGCTAAGCCAGTCTTAGCGATAGATTTACCGGTTTTTAACGTGTGCTCAGAATATTCTAATCTTCTTCTAGCTTTACCTTCTTCAGTCCAAGTACCATCCCCAAACTGATATCGTCTAGAGCCCTTTTTTTGGCCTTTAATGCCGTAATGATATAGCTCATCTTTTGTTAAATAATACACTGTCATCACCTCACTACCAAATTTTTCATATCGCCTATAAACTGACGGCCTGCATTAACAACTCTTTTATATGCCGTATCAAGCTGACCTAAAGGAGTTCTCTTAAATGCTTTTTGCTTGTGAATATAATCAGTCATAGTTTGGTCAATCTTTTGAGAAAACAATGATCCATTTTCTGCAGCTTCTCTTCTCGCTTTATTAACTCTTTCTTCAGCAATCTTTAAATCTTTATATTCTTTCATTCCCCATTCGTCATAAAGCTTTTTAGCAAGTTCATGTTTTGCCTTATTATACAGGTAATGCCACTTGCCATTTTTAAAATACTTGCTAATATACTTATGGGACCTTGAATGTCTAAGTTCATTCGGCATGTACTTCTTGAATCTATTATTGTCGCCTATATTTATCTCAGAAAGATCAACTCCATACTCTCTAGCTCTTTTTAAAATTGCTCGAGCGAGTTCCATTTCATACTTAGGCTCAACATAGTTAAAGAATCTTATTGCCGATCTTACATGATCAGCATCTGTCAACGGAAATTTGTTCTGCTGAGGAACACCAAACTTTTTGTTATCAATATTATTCGCCATAAAGACCCTCGATCTCCCCAACATAATTATTGGTTATAAATCCACGCCATTCCAATTCAGCTATAGATTGCTCCAGAGCATCCATCATGATCGATGATGCGGGCGGGTCGAACAGCAAACGAGTTCTTAATGCTACCCATCGAATAATAGAATTCAATGCAAGCGGTTTTTCACTATTCAGTAAAAGTTCATCCCACTTTTTAGTATTATCACGAATCTCAAATACTCCATCAGTAAGTCCTTCCTGGTAAAGGATGAAAAATACAGAATTGATTGTTAATATTAAGTCTCGATCAAAGTCATGGTTGTCTCGATCGATTCCTAACTGTTCTTTCACAGTATCTAAAATACTATCATCCATATTAAGTCCTCCTTTTCCAAGGTGCAGTATCGTTAGCGCTACGTTCTTTATAAAAAAGCAAGTCGATATCTGACTCACTTCCGTAATGAATAATGTTATGGGTATTTAAAGTTGTTGTTACTAAATTGTTAGGATCAAACACGATTGGTCTGCGTTGCAGTACATCTTCAGCTGTGATCGGATTAATATGATGGATCAGTACATTGCCATAAATATCATAGCCATCACAAGCTAAGTCGCATCCATTGTCTCTTGTAATAATATAAGGACGAAGATTACGCCACTCATAGCATTTATACAAGATCTGATTTAAATAACGCTGATATCCAAATGTGTCAACCGCTACATCCCCAAACAACATAAGGTAACGTAATCGATCCTCAAAATTATCAATTGCTTTTAACTCGTCATAAGACTTAATAGAATCTCGGATCATCGTTATCATCCTCATCATCATTAGTTTCGTTATGACCAGTATAAACAAGATAAGCTTGCATACCTTGTTCGAATAGTTCTTCAAATTTCTTGGAAGTTTGTAATGACTCAGTCTTAGCAACAAGCAATTGATTCTCTCTTCTAACTTTTTCTAATTCAAGTTTAGCTTTAGTTGAACCTAGCTTGAGGAAATGAGTGGTTTCTTGTGAAGAAGCAGTTCCATTTCGTAATCTTTTCTCCACTAAGTCCATAGCTAAAGCGATCATTTGTTGCTCTCGGCCTTCATCTGTGATTGCCGTTCTGAGTTTTGGCTTTTCCTCTTCCACAACCAAATGCCTTTTGGCCATGTTCTCACTCCTTTCTATACAATTTGTGTATACTTTGTATAGAGTTTTAGTATAGTTTATGAGGCATTAAATACACATTTTGCAATATGTAATAGGAGAGTAAAAAGCCCTTACATCAAAAGAATACTTAATACCTCGTAAGCTATACTAAAAACCCCATAAACGTCACTCAGAAACACTGCCGGGGATTAAATATCTTTTTAAAAATTCCCGCCGGAGAATTTCTTGAG